ACGAATGAAAGCACCGAACGCATCCGCACTGTCGTTGTGCCTGGCGCTTGCCGCGCTGTTGACCCTGCCATCCTGCGCGAGCTTCGGGAGGCCCGCGACGACGCTAACGCCGCGCTCGGAGTCGGTGTGCGACCAGACGCCGCCGGAACCGCTCCCGTCGATCCCTGACGAGCATCCTAGGCTGGAGGCTGCGTTCCGCGCGGTGATCGGCCTGTACCGGAACGAGATCGTGAAGGACATCTCGGATCGCGCCTGCCGCGCAGCGGTGCGCAAGGAAAACGCCGAAGCCGCGCGCAAGGCCGGATCGGACTGATGGCACGCTACCGCATCCCTCGGCGGACCGGTCTCGGCGAGGACATTCTCGATACCGGTCCTATGGAGCAATCGCTCGCGACGCTTCAGGCAGAAAGCGCCGCGCAGGCCGGCCGGATTGCCGCGCTCGAAGCGCAGCCGGTGGCGAAGGTTTCCGGTGGTGGTGGAGGCGGGGGAGCATACGAACCGCTTGGCGCCGTAGCGATCCACGCCGCTGCTGCTGACCCGCGCCCTGGGTATGTGCTCGAAACAGCGATGGCGTGGACCGCCGCAACGCTGACGCTGCCGACCAGTAGAACCAGCCACCGGCAAGTCGTTTCAGCGCTAAGCCTCCAGCCGACAGCCAAGGTCGAGGTTATGCTGGCGCCGGTCGAGGACACGGACGAGAACGACCCCGAGATGCTGGACTTGGTTGTGCTGCACGCAACGCCGAAACCCGCAACCGGCGAGATCGAATTTCTCATCACATTTTCGTCGCCGACACGCGGCCCGATTCCAATCCTTTACCGGAGCTTCTGACATGGCAAAGATCAGCCGAGAGCTGGCGACGACCAACCTGCACCCGCGCGAGACAATTTACGCGACGGCCGCGCTGGCGGCAGCGAACGCCGAACTGATCATCGACTGCGACAGCGCCGGCTGCATCGGCCTCGACATTCGCGGGACGTTTGTCGGCACGATGGAAGTCTCCGGAACGGTGGACGGATCGAACTGGATACTGATCCCGATCCGGCCAGTCGCGCAGACGGCCAAGGTGTACGTAGCCACGGTGACGACGGCCGGACTATGGGCTGCCCCGTTACTGGCGCCATACCGAAAGGTCCGCGTCCGCATGACCGCCTACACCAGCGGCGCAGCGACGGTCACGCTGTCCGCAAGCAACGCGCTGCAGGACCAGTCCCTCGACGGGATGGTGACATCGCAGATTGTGACGGCTGTCGGCGCTGCGGCTGCGGCTGTCACGCTCACCATTCCCGCGCCCGCTGCTGGACTGCGGACGTATATCACCTATCTGGCGATCAACCGTTTTGCGGCGGCAGTGCTCACGCCAGCGGCGGCTCCGGTCACGGTCACGACTACCAACATCCCCGGGTCGCTCGCCTTCAGCTTTGCAGCAGATGCAGCCGCGCTCGGAACGCTGGACCGCTGGCGCGAGGACTTCACCTATCCAATCGCTGCCACATCGCAGGCGGTGAACACAACCATCGTATGCCCGGCGACAACGGGTGTGATCTGGCGCGTGACGGCGGGCTATTACTACGGCCCATGAAAAAGCCCCGGCACTGGTCCGGGGCTTCTCAGTTCACGCGCCGCTGTATCAGTTCAACGTCTTCTGCTCGCTCGCAGCCTTGGGCCGTTGCAGCGTCAGCAACTGCGTCTTCGTCATGGTCAGAGTTCCAGTCGGTCGAGCAGTTCGTTGCGGCGACGATTGTCTTCGTAGATGCGTTCGGCCAGATCGTTGAGGACGCAGGCCAGCACGCCTGCACCGGGCTGCGGAGTCTTGTTGCTCGTCGGGGCCGTCATCGGCGGGCAAAGCGCCGAACACAGCCGTTCGGTCTCGGCATCGGTGCAGCATTCGGCTCCGATGACCGCGGCGCGCAGGCGGTTGAGCGATTCTTCGACCGGGCTCATCTTCGTGGGCATTGCCTGCTCGGCAATGTTCGCGCGGTAGCCGGTCACGCCGTCGCCGAGCTTTTCGACGGTCCAGGCGCTGACGGCATCGAAGCCGGGTTTGTCGCGAAGACTTAGCAGGTCTTCCATGCAACTAGCCAGCGTGTAGCCGGCGTGGCGGCCAATGACGCAGCCGATCTCCTCGGCCGAAGGTTTCGCCTGACGCGGCTTGCGCGTCGCCTTGGCGGGCTTCTTGGTGCGGGGTTTCGTGGGCATGGGTTCCTCGTCATACCTCGCGACCGGCGAGTACGGGCGGCTGGGCCGCAGGGTGGTCAAAAGCCAATGTTGTCGTCGTAGAACTCGTCACGCGGCGGCTCGGCCTGCTGCTGCGCACGACCGCCGGGGCTGCGCCCCTCGCTACGGGCGGGTCGGCTGGATTCACCGCCCTCGCGCTTCCCGCCGATGAGGGTCACGTCCTGCACGTCGATCTTGAGGTAGGTCTTGCCGTCGTGCTCGCGCGTGGACAGGGAGCCGGTCACGCCGATCTGGTCGCCCTTGGCGATGTGCGCGCCGACCTTCTCGCCGCGCTCGCCCCACATGGTGCAGTCGAACCACAGGGTTTCCTTGTTCTCGCCCCAGCCGACGTTCACGGCTACGGACCACGAGGTCGCGAGCCGGTTGTTGCCGACGGTCTTGGTGGCTGCGTCCTTGCCGACGCGGCCGATGATCGAGAGTGAAATCATTGCTTGGTTTCCTGCTGAGTGATTCGATCCGATGGGTTGAAAGGGTGGAGAGCAGCCTTAGCCGCCACGCGAGCGCGTACAGCTTCTTCGCGACATAAGAAAGACCCTAAGTTGAACTTTTTTTTGTTGATGCTGATGTAGGCCCACCACCTGTTCTGGGAGGTGTTCCAGAAAACGCCAGGGTGGCCAGATTTGTTATCTGTCCGGACCCCGCTGTTTTGAAGGTTTTCAGCCTGTGTCGATTCACGGAGATTTGCTATCCGGTTGTCGTTGCGAATGCCGTTGATGTGATCTAGCTGATCGGCAGGCCACCGGCCGTGAACGTATAACCACGCAAGTCGGTGCGCACGAACTTCTTGGTTTTTGACCCTGATCAGCCGATAACCCAATCCGTTTATGTGGCCAGCTTCGTCGCCAACATTGATACGGTTACTTGTGCGCACTTTCCGGCGGAACACGCCGGTCGCGGGATCGTAGGACAACAGCTCGCGCAGCAGGTCTGCGGTCAGTTCAGGCGGGTTCTTGGGCATGGGATTTGTGCTCAGTTGGTCGCCAGTAGATAGGGCCCCGACCGACTGGCGGCGGCTGTCCCCCGGGGATCAGTCCGGGGTAAGGGGCAAAGCAACAATATCACCCTTCGGGTTATTGGACAGCAGGATATCGGTCCAGGTGGCGACGCGCGTTTCCAGCAAGGCCACGCGCTCCTCCATCTGTTCGCACTCGGAAACAGTGACGCCGCTCGACACGATGATGCCGCCGGACTTCGGGTGGTAGGCCACGAAGTCCAGCCAGCCGAGATGCCCGACCCACTGCGCCCAGCGGCATTGCCAGCGGTACTCGGCTGGGATCTTGCCGGTGCGGCGGACTTCCATCCATGCCATCTCCAGCGGGCACTTCGCTTCGACGGCGCCGCGCTGGGTTTCGGCCAGGCCATCCGGCGACCACGCCACATTCGGAACGTAGGCATGCTCGACGAGACCGCACTCGGTAATGACGTACCCCTTCTCGAAGGCGTACCAGTCGCGCGCCTCGGGCTCGGTGACGTTCCCGCGCTCCATGGCTGCCGACTTGAACCCGCCTTCGATGGGGCCGTAGATGCGCTCCCATGCGACGCGCTTGACCAGCTTCGCTAGGCCATCGGTGTCTAGCCCGCCCATGATTACCGCGGCAGCGGATGCGGTCCACTTGCCGGCGCGCGCGTCGTGCCACGGAGGCGTCCCCTGCACGATGTCGAAGTGGAAGATGGGGTTCATGCCTGCGGAGCCTTCAGCGCGTTCTGACGCTGCGCCCAGCGCGACCGGATGTTCCGCAGCGCCATCGGCGGGATGGCGGACTTCTTGATCTCGTCGGCGATCGCGGTCAGCGCATCCAGGTCCGTTGCCTCGTCGATCTGCTGGAACCACGGGGCGAGGTCATAGGCCAGCGGCTCCGGCTCGCCTTCCTCGTCGGGATCGCCACCGATGGCAGCCTCGTGCGGCACGACGAAGGTCAGGTAGAACATGTTGCGCTCGGCGACGGACGTAGCCTTGCTGATCGCCTTGTCCTGCCCGTCGTTCGCCTCGCCGAAGAACGGCCCCACGACCCACTGAGAGCCGTCGTG